ATAATACAATGGTTAAATTAGATGACATAGATTTTAACGCAACTAACCCCGGCGTGTGGACACATAACTTAAAAGTTTTGCAAAATGAAGATGTGTTTACTAGTTGGACCGACTATAACGACGACAAGATAATTAAATGAAATTACAAACATTTATTAAAATTCGAACAGAGTTTGAAGGTATGCACTGTTACCCAAATGCAGGATTGATTGATTCTAAAATTGCATTTCTTGAAAATATACATCGTCACATTTTTAAAATCGAAGTAACTATTTCTGTTAATCACTTAGATAGAGAATTAGAGTTTTTTTTGGTTAAATGGGCATTAACTGATTTTATCACTGCAGGTGATCAAAATTACAAATCATGCGAAATGATTGCTAGTGATATTTTAACTAATCATTTATTGCCTAAATATGGAGATAGGCACTATACAGTCTGTGTATCTGAAGATGGTGAATCTGATGGCATTGTTACATACCAGCCAACTGACGCAGGTCATCTAATGAAATAGAACAAGCTATACGTTTAGATCGATTTTTAGACTTTGGAATTAATACTTATGTAAAATGCTTGACAACCGCACAAATAACATGTATAATTACTATTAAGGGTTTTGAGTTTAGGCATAGTTCTATCTCACTAATATTGTATTTATACTTTCACTAAAATAATAAATATCAACTAATATGAAACACTACGTATTAACATTATCATTAGATAACAAAAGTTGCGAAATGATAAGTAATGATCTATACTGTAATATAACAAATGAATATCTACACAAAGAAGTGTGGATTGAAGTATCCGAAGATGGTGAAAACGGATCATTTATTAAGTATATGTAGCATGAAACATTATATCTCAAAAGCTATGCTTGAACAACAAATTAGTCGTTTACGCCAAGAGATAACTGATTATGAAAAACAAAATATGCAATCAGGTAACAGTAAACCTAAGCATATGATACACATTACAAAACTTAGACAACAACTACACGAATTAAAACACACGTTAAATGTTCGTACTAATCAAACTATATTAAAAAACGGAAGAAAATAAAATGGCTAAAAATTACAAAACATTCTCATACTTCGAATCACGTCCAGATGTTGTTAAAATCTTTGAAGATTTAGAAGCATTTCATGACTTTTGCAGAATTGAGTTACGTAAATTTGATCCATCGGATTTATATCGCAAAGATAGTAAATCGTATGGTGCATACTTAGCAAGTAAACGTCCACGCAAACCATATCAAGGTAATAAACCTTGGCCAAACGGTGTTAGACCTAAAAATTATAAAAAATCATAACAATTATTTTCAACCACGAAAGCTCCTCATGGAGCTTTCATTCTCTAAGGAATTTTATGAAACCTACTATTTGGATATTTCCTGTAGAACCATTAGATACTAGATATACTAGACAATGGCACACTCATATCCCTAAACAACTAAGCAATTATATTAACGACAAATACAACATAATTCAAATAGACGGCGAACAAAACGCAACCGATGTAACTCCGGGTGCATTTTTAAACTTTGTCGACACAAACGTATGGAAAAGTTCTCAGCTTGTTGGATTTTTAAAAAATTATCACAGGACTACTCCTAATGATCATTTCTTATTTACTGATGCATGGAATCCTACTATTATACAATTAAAGTACATTAACGATTTAGAACATCTAAATTGGACATTCCACGGTCTATGGCACGCAGGAAGTTATGATCCACACGACTTTTTAGGTAATATTAAAGACGCATGGGTTAGACTTGCTGAAAAAAGTATGTACACTGCATACACTCATAACTATTTTGCTACCGAGTTTCACGTAAGAATGTTTTTTAACAATGTTATACAAAATGGTTATCCAAGTGAAAATCCATGGTACGACGAGGATTGGGACGAAATATACGACGATGGGTCTATTATAAAAACAGGTTGGCCTATGGAGTATTTAGAAGATACGCTAACTCCTTATAAAAATTCAGAAAAACGTGATCTAATATTGTTTCCGCATAGGGTTGCTCCAGAAAAACAAGTTGATATTTTTAGATCATTAGCTATGCAATTACCGCAATACGATTTTGTAGTGTGCCAAGACGAGAAGCTAACTAAAGACGAATATCATAAATTATTAAGCGAAGCAAAGATTGTGTTTAGTGCTAACTTACAAGAAACCCTAGGCATAAGTTGTTACGAAGGCGCATTGCTTGGTGCTATACCAATGGTACCCGATAGACTAAGTTATAAAGAAATGTATATGTATCATTTTAAATACCCGTCAGAATGGTCTATTAGTTACGAAAATTACGAAACGCACAGTTATGATTTATGTAATAAAATTATTTATTATATAGAAAACTATGATAGTATAGCGCATTATGTAAACACCCAAGCAGAATATTTAACAAAAGAGTTTTTTAACGCAGAGAAATTATATGATAGATTCAAATAAAGATACGATTACATTTACTATGGATGGAGATGCACATGTTCGTATACCGGCGTTCGATGCAAGTACATTATCGGCATACACGGCGTCAAATGTTATGAGTGGAACAGCAGCAGCAAGTGATACAATTACTATCACAGGTTCTAATGGTGTATACGGGTATAATACTATAGCTACTAATTTAACAAGTAATTACTATGCATATAACGGAATAGGAGGTAGTACATTAAGTAGTAACGGTAGCTGGAGTAACTCAACTGCAATGAACGGACGACCTTTTATAGATGCGTTTCCAGAATGGGATGCATTTAAGAAGTTATGCGACGAATATCCAGGTTTAGAAAAAGCATACGGAAATTTAAAAACAATTTATGCAATTTGCTATGAGGATAGCATGTTACCAAAGGACGACGAATGAAAGTAGTAAAATATAGTTGGGCACAATTAGAAGGTGCCGCATTAGAGATAGCACGCCAAGTTCAAGCTGCTAATTGGAAACCAGATTACATTGTCGGAATCACACGCGGGGGACTTATCCCCGCTAACTTACTTAGTCAGTATCTCGGAGTTAAGATGCTAACATTACATGTTAGTTTACGTGACCATCCAGACGACAATGAACATAATGCATGGATGGCTTGTGATGCATTTGGTGTTACTGATGACGAACTAGCAAGTACCGGACGTGCTAAAAACATTTTAATTGTAGACGATATTAACGATTCGGGTGCAACACTCGATTGGATTAAAGAAGATTGGCAATCATTATGTTTACCAGATTCTATAAGATGGAAACACGATGTTTGGCATAAAAATGTAAGATTTGCTACAGTGTTTGATAATTCTGCTAGCAATGCACATGTTGATTATTGTGCTGAAGAATTTGATAAACGAGACGATCCGATTTGGATTGACTTTCCATGGGAAAACTACTGGAAGAAATAATGGAACTACATTCAATAGCTAAGAAACACGGTATACGAAGCATAGACGTTGAACAATTTTATGCTGCAGGTGATAACTATTCGTTAGATTGGTCAAGATCAAACCTACCAAGCGAAAGAGCAAACGTTACACGGTCATTAACTGTTAAAATACACGAGAACGATTTTATAAAGTTAATTGACAAAGCTGAAAAGTGCGAAGACTGGAATAAAAAATATTATGAAGATATGTATGTTAGAGATTCTAATCCAACTGTTAAAGCAGCATACGAAAAATATCAAATGTTTTTAGAAATAGCAAGATCGGAGGTAAAAAATGACAGATTTAACTAAAGAAGAATTACAAGAAAAAATTGCACAAGTAAAACGTGATATTGCTAAACATAGCGATTCAAACAATCAACGTATGCTGTTAGGTTTGTCACAATATCTAGAATACTTAGAAGACGACTTAAAAACATTGACAAAGAACTCTTAACTAATAAATAACAATGGGCAATCATGATAGGAATGCCCATTTTAAAAATCAATTATGTAAGGAGTAAGGAATCTTATATGTCATCTAATAACAATATATACTATGTCTATGTATACTTAGATCCAAGAACACCAGGTCAATATGTTTCTACATTTTGTTCACTGTTATTTAAACCATTTTATGTAGGTTACGGTAAAAATAATCGATTATTTGATCATCTTAAAGAAGCACGGCCTACACGAAAATATAAAAATTCACATAAATTAAACACAATTAGAGAATTAACTAGATTGCAGTTATTACCAATAATTTTTAAAGTAGCCACTAATCTATCTGAAGAAGATGCAGTAGAATTAGAGACTAAATTAATTTTAGAATTTAGAAACTATAAAATAACAAATATTCGTGAGAGAGGGTGGGTGTCCCATCAAACTGCAAGGAGTAACCCTGTTCGTAACTTACAACCGCACATTGGGCTAAGAACAGACACATTTACAGTATACAATACTAACATCAAAGAACATACTATTATTAAGAAATCTAAATTATTAGATTTACAAGAGGCTAATAGTCATCATGATATTATTGTTACAACCGGTATTAAAACAAGAATTGGTGCTAACACTACTATGGCAAGAGTAGGTACTAATAATGGCATGTATGGTAGATCTGCAACTAAAGGGTATAAATGGTGTATAATTAACAATGTTGAATATTTTTTATCTAAAAAAGATGTTGACTTTTACTTAGAAAACAATTATAATATTACATATGGTAGATTAAATAAACCTTCTAAACAGAGAATAATTTTTGAAGGTGAACTTAAAGGAAAATACCGAACTAATCAAGATATTAGCGATAATCCTACACAATGCTATCAAATTGGATTAATTTGGAAACATGATAAACCTACTTTTAAAAATCACAAACAAATATAACAGGAATTAAAATAATGAGCTTTGATAAAACTAAAACAGATCCAGCGTTAGGTAAACGAGTAAGAGAATATTTAATTAGTAAAGGAGTCGAAACTCCGATTAATAATACAGCCCTAGTAGTTGATAATAAAACAAAAATTGACATTATTGAAAACGCATTTACAACAATATGGTCAACATTAGGAATGGACTTAACAGATGATAGTTTAGCAGAAACACCAAATCGAATGGCTAAAATGTACACAAATGAAATATATTTTGGACTTAAAGAAGAAAACTTTCCAAAGTGTACTACTATTAAAAACAAAATGGGCTACAATGAAATTGTTGTGGAAAGAAATGTAAACATACAAAGTAATTGTGAACATCACGGAGTTGTAATTGACGGCTTTGCAACAGTTGGTTATATTCCAAACGAGGTTGTACTTGGACTAAGCAAAATTAATCGTGTAGTTGAATACTTTGCAAAACGTCCGCAAGTACAAGAAAGATTAACCGAACAAGTATTCCATGCATTAGAATACATATTAGGCACTGATAATATTGCAGTAGTTATTGATGCAAAACATTATTGTGTTGCTGCAAGAGGTGTAGAAGATACTGGCAGTTCTACTGTTACTAGTAAGTTAGGTGGTGCATTTAAAAACGATCCAACTACTCGTGCAGAATTTATGAGTATTGTAAACAAATAAGGAGAGTTATGAAAGACTTAAAACCACAAATTCCAGCAGTAGGCATTATGAAAACAAGTGACTGGGGTAACAGTAAAATGTATAAAATTCAATGCACATGCGGCAACGACGATGACAATATTGAGTTTATGGTCGAGGCAGATGACCTTAATATGATTACTGTAACTACATTTACAACGCAAAAAACTGCGTACTGGGATAGACCATTTGATGTTTCAAACACATACAAAATTAAAAATTCGTTTTTAAGCAGTATTGCATACGAAACATTGAGCTTTCTTAACGGGTTTCAGCATCGTATTAAAATGACATGGAATTTGTGGTTTAATGGTTATCTTAAATATCAGCAGTCTACTATAATGTCCGAGCAACAAACATTAAACTATGCAGAAGCATTGAAGTCTGCAGTTAACGATTGTCAAGAATTTCATAAAGAGGCTTACAATGAAAAAAACTAAAGAGAATCTTGAGCATAGAATCCAGCTCAAAAAAGACGAGATTGAGCGGTATATGGACAGAATTAAAAACTATCCGGCTGACAGATTGGAACGCAATGGTAAGCTATATCTTCAAAAATTACAACATAATCTTATTATCTTAGAGAACAAGGTAGACAACCGTGAAGGTCGTCGTGAACTTAACGCGTCACTAGGATATGCTAGAATCGGATTAAACAATGTTTAAGGAATAACAGGTGACTGACTATAAACAACATATTTTAAAACATTCTTTAAATCCAAACAATCATAATATAACCCGCTATGTAACATTTATTGAGCATTGTAAAACCTTAGTACTTAATGACAAATACACCGAAACTCATCATATCGTTCCTAAGTCATTTGGCGGATTAGATAATATTAACAACTTAATTACGTTAAGTGCAAGGCATCATTATATAGCACATTTATTATTAGCAAAAGGCACAAATAGTCCTAAAATGATTAAAGCATTACACTTAATGGTGTATTCTAAAACTGGTGATGTATGCCGATCTTATAAAATAACCAATAGAGTGTATGCATACCTTAGAGAATCGCATGCAAAGGTTGTAAGTAATTATAGTAAAGGCACAGTGGTTGCAAAAAATTTGAATACTTTAGAAATTAAACGAATTCCTAAAGAACTTTTTGACAAATATAACGGTATTATATATGTTGCATTAGCAAAGGGTAGAAAAGACAGTATAGCAACTGTTAACAAAAAAAGAGAAGCTAGTAAACGACCACGCATAGTTTGTCAACAATCTATAGTTAGAAGCCAAACTGCATCTAAATACTCTTACTGTACACCTAAAGGATTTTGTAACACTAGTAAAGAACTACTAACAGTTTATCCAACATTTACTAAAAATACATTGACTATTATTAATAATGATGTTATTATAACACATAAATTTGCGTCAATTCATAATGAGTTTTCAACGTTTGTTGGAAAATCTTTTAAAGAATTTGGTATAACTAAATTAATCAAGGATAATACATGTCACACATTAAAATAAGCGAGATATTTTACTCACTGCAAGGCGAAGGGCGATTTATGGGAGTACCGTCAATTTTTTTACGAACATTTGGTTGCAATTTTCGCTGTAGAGGTTTTGGAATGCAAAACGGTGAATTAAGTACGGAAGCTTTGGATCTTGCAAAATCTGCATCATTATATACAAGCTATAATTTACTTCCATTAGTAACTACTGGTTGTGACTCATATGCTGCGATATATCCGCAGTTTAAGCATTTAAGTCCAGCTATGTCTACTGATGAAATTGTAGACAGAATGATTGCGCTGTTACCTAACGGTGAATGGGGTGGAGTACACTTAGTAATTACAGGCGGCGAACCATTATTACCAGGTTGGCAACAAATATATCCAGAATTACTAAGACATCCTAAACTTGCAGACTTAAAAAACATTACATTTGAAACTAATGGTACACAAGAACTATTAAACACGTTTGAAGATTACTTATATCAAGAACGTCGGTATCAAACTACGTTTTCAATTAGTCCTAAACTAAGTGTAAGTGGTGAGCCTAGAGAAAAAGCGATACGTCCTGAAATTGTAACCGAATATCAATTTTCAGGGCATGGGTCATATTTAAAGTTTGTAGTAGCGTCTGAAGATGATGTTACTGAAGCACTCGAAGTAATGCAGTTATACAAAGATAAAGGATTTAAAGGTGAAATTTACTTAATGCCAGTAGGCGGAGTAACTGAAGTATACAATCTTAATAATCAGCGTGTAGCTGAACTTGCATTACAACACGGATTGAGATATAGTGATAGACTTCACCTCCCTCTCTTCGGCAACAACTGGGGAACATAATGTTTGGAAATTTTATAAAAAAAGTGTTTAGTGGCGAAAATCCACAATTAAAACACCAACAAGAAGTACAAGCGGCAATTAAAGCTAAACAACAGTTAAAAGCTAAACCAAAAACTAAAGCTAAACCAAAAGCTAAAGTTGCTGTCGAGAAAGCACCGTTAACTGAAAAAGAAAAAGCAACACTAAAACAAGAACCATGGGTAGATGTAATCGGTTTTAGAGTTAATCCAGACAATGTCAGAAACGGATTCTTTGAAATCGATTGGAATGATTACTGGATTGAAAAATTAAAACAAGAAGGGTACGGTTTTGATGGTGATCCAGAAGATGAAATTGTAGGTCGTTGGTATAGAGATATCTGTTACAATGCTGCAGCAGCGGAAGGTATTGATATTACAGATCAAGATTTTGGAATCCTTAAAGTTAACAAACTATAGAGAGGTAACATGGCATTTATTGAAGTAGATACAGCAAACTTGTTTTCTAGAGCGCGTCATTCTGTAAAAGGAAGTGACGATATTAAGCTCGGTATGGCATTACATATTATGTTTAATGGTATTAAGAAAACATGGAATGATTTTGACGGACATCACGTAGTATTTTGTTTAGAAGGGCGTAGTTGGCGTAAAGATTTTTACAAGCCATACAAAGCTAATCGTGCAGAAACTCGTGCAGCAATGACTGTTAAAGAGCAAGAAGAAGATAAAATATTTTGGGAGGCATTTAACGAGTTTTGCGAATTTGTACGTGATAAAACTAATTGTACTGTATTACAACATCCGCGACTAGAAGCAGATGATTTAATTGCCGGATTTATTCAAATGCACCCAAATGATAAACATATCATTTTTAGTACAGATACTGACTTTCAACAATTAATTAGTCCTACTGTTAGTCAGTATAACGGTGTTGCTGATCATCACATTACACACGAAGGGTACTTTGATGCTAAAGGCAAACCTATTAAAGATAAAAAGACAGGTGAAAACAAACAACCATTTGATCCAGAGTGGATGTTGTTTGAAAAGTGTATACGTGGTGATACTAGCGATAATGTATTTTCAGCATATCCAGGTGCTAGAACAAAAGGCACTTCGAAAAAAGTAGGATTAACTGAAGCATTTGAAGATCGTAATACTAAAGGATATTCGTGGAATAACTTTTTATTACAAAGATGGACTGATCACAACGGCGTAGAACATCGTGTAATGGACGATTACGAACGTAACAGAACATTGATTGATTTAACACAACAACCAGAAGACATTCGTAAAATAATTGAGGATACTATTACCGAAAATGCTAAACCAAAAGAGATATCACAAGTGGGTGTCCGAATGATGAAATTTTGTCAATCATACGAAATGAAACGCATTGTCGATAGCATACAACAGTATTGCATCCCTTTCCAAGCTAACTATTCAAAACAATAATATGAAAAAAATTACATTACTTAAAGAAGAATTACTTGAAATTTTAGAAGTTTTAGAAAAATTTCCAGATGTAGAAAAAATAGAAGTAGGGTATGACGGATCTAGTGGTATTGGATACTTGCTAGAAATTTCGTTTCCGTACATAGTAAATGAGGTTGCTACTACTCAAACAATTGAAATATCAGGTGTAGATACATGGTAGAAATCGAACTACATGCAAAACCGATCGTAGATGGTAAATTTTGGATTGTAGAACAAGACGGTTTAAAAATTGCTACTTTACATAAAAAAGAAAATAAGTATGTACTAAGTAGCAATAACAACGAAGTAATGTTTAACAAAAAAGAAGAACTTACTAAGCAATTTGGATCAGGATTCTTTTTATCTAACAACAATGTAAAAGTATCATCAGTTGATACTAATGAATGTTATGGGTTTCCAACTAGCTGTAAACCATATAATTCAGTATACGATGTTAAACGTAAATTACCGTTATTTACCAAGAGCGATCAAAGTAAAAGTTTGTATTGTGCTGGTTATTATGTAATTAAATTTGAAAAAGGCTGGGTTAAGAGCTTTTGTCCTAAGGCAATTACTATAGAACGCAACGACCATAAAGGTCCTTTTAAAACAGAAATTGAAATGAAAATGGTATTAGCAAATGCAAAAAACGATTAATACAAGTCCTATTACACAGTTTGCTCAGTTGTTGCGTGCAACTGAGTTATCTCAACAAAAAGAAGTAAAAATGCCAATTCAACAAGCTAGATTACTTAATTTAGCACTAACTGAACTTTTAGATCAAATTAATCGTGACTACGGTGAATTATTAGAAGCGTTAAAGCAACAACAAAGCAGCGAAGTTATTACTGTTAATCTCGATGGCGGTTTCTTTAGTGAAGAAAAATAGGATAAATATACGTAGTTAATAGGAGGACCTCATGTCGAGACCTAAACCACGTATACTTTTAGAATACACTGATCCAAATACAAATCAAATAGACCAAATTTTAGAAGCTGATGCAATATGGGCTGTATACTATCGTAATGAACCGATTAATTTAAAAAATATATCTAGCAACAATAGTTACAAGTACAAAAAGACCAGCTTCTCAAATGAAGGGCATGCACACAACTTAGCTAAAAAGCTAAACACTACATTTAATTGTAGCGACTTCGCTGTACTAAAGCTATTTAAAGGGGTTATAGTACGATGATCACGCAAGCTGCATTAACAAAAATCTTCTTAGAGCAGTGGGGTAAGAGTTCAGATGACACTAACGTGAAATTATTTTCTCGTAAATGGTGGCAATCAGTTCGATCAGAAAAACCTGCTGCATTAAGATTATCTGACGACGGATTTGAATTTCTAACTAAAACATTAGACCTCAAAGCATACGAAATTCCATTTACAGATACAATAGAACTCAGTCCGCAAACAATCATTTTTTTAGAAAGATATATTGACTGCCCTTATTACTTAACTTATAAAAGCATAACAGTATTCAACGAACGCAAATGTGTTGAATTGTATTTCTTTTCAGATGACATACGGAGATATGGATTATCTAAAGCAATGCGAGAACGGCAAAACAACTTGTAAAAAGTTCTTGACGTTTGTTAAAAATACTGTATAATATGCAGCATAGTTAGTTAGCAACGCAACAACTTACGCACTGCTTACTTATTATATTTAACTTTATTTTTTTAACTCACTATGAGGAATTACACTATGAGCAACGAAATCACTTCACGTACAGTCGGTCCTAAAAACGCTAAAAAATGCTTACGTAAAGCGTTTAACAGCAAACGTCCAATCTTTATTTGGGGTCCTCCAGGCATTGGTAAATCTGATATTATTAAACAATTAGGTAGTGAGTTAACTGCACATGTGATCGACGTGCGATTAAGTTTATGGGAGCCAACAGATATTAAAGGTATTCCATACTTTGATTCAGTAGACCAAACAATGGTATGGGCTCCACCTTCAGAACTTCCTAGCAAAGCGTTTGCTGCAAAACACAAAAGCATCATTTTGTTTTTAGACGAGATGAATTCTGCTGCGCCTAGTGTTCAAGCTGCTGCTTATCAGCTTATTTTAAATCGTCGTGTTGGTCAATATGAGTTGCCAGAAAATGTTGTAATTGTTGCTGCTGGTAACAGAGAAACAGACAAAGGTGTTACTTATCGTATGCCAGCCCCGTTGGCTAACAGATTTGTGCATTTAGAAATGGCTGTTGAATGGGATGATTATTTTGACTGGGCTACAGAAAACAATATTCATCCAGACGTAGTTGGTTTCTTAACAGCAAGCAAACAGGACTTGTATACATTTGATACTAAATCGAGTTCACGTGCATTTGCTACGCCACGTTCGTGGAGCTTTGTAAGTGAGTTGCTTGCAGATAACGATGTTGATTCTGACACATTGTCCGATCTAGTTGCAGGTTCAATTGGCGAAGGACTTGGTATTAAGTTTATGGCACACAGACAGTTTGCAAGTAAATTGCCTGATCCACGCTCAGTACTTGAAGGCAAAATTACAAAATGTGAAACTAAAGAGATTTCAGCAATGTACTCATTAACAATTAGTTTATGCTATGAGTTAAAAGAGGCTGCTAGTAAAAAAGTACCTAATTGGAATGACCAAGTTAACAATTACTTCCTGTTTTTAATGAATAATTTTGAAACAGAAATTGCAATTATGGGTACTAAACTTGCATTGTGCCAATACAAATTACCTTTAGAGCCAGACGAAATTGAATGTTTTGACGATTTCCATGCTAAGTATGGCAAATATATTACTGCTGCTAGCGGTCAGTAATTTCAAAGCAGTTGACACCGCCGCAAGGCGGTGTTATACTTTACACTTACTAACAAAATTAAGGAGTATTTTATGGCATTAGATACAATCGTAGACAAGATTATCGTAGCTCGCGTAGGCTTATTATTACGTCATCCATTCTTTGGCAACATGGCTACACGTTTAAAAATTGTCGACGGTACAGATTGGTGTCCAACTGCTGCTACTGACGGTCGTTCTATCTTTTATAATCGCGAGTTCTTTGAACCACTAACTGTAAAACAAATTGAATTCGTTATTGGCCATGAGATCCTGCACAACGTATTTGATCACATGTCACGCAGAGATGGTCGTAATCCTAAAATCTTTAACATTGCATGTGACTACAATGTAAACGGTCAATTAATTCGTGATAAAATCGGCGAAGTTCCGCCTGTTATTAAAATCTTTCATGACACTAACTATTACGGTATGGGTTCTGAAGAGATTTATGACAAGCTAATGGATGATCATGACGAACAGTCACTTTCTCAAATTGGTGAAATGTTAGATGAACACGTTGACTGGGAAAGTAATCCTAACGGCAGTGGCCGTCCGCAATATACTAAAGACGAATTGAAAAAGATTCGAGACGAGATTCGCGAAGCTACTATGGCTGCTGCACAAGCTGCAGGTGCTGGTAATACTCCGGCTAGTGTTGCGCGTATGATTAAAGAACTTACTGAACCTAAAATGAACTGGCGTGAAATTTTACGTCAGCAAATTCAAAGTACTATTAAAAATGATTTTTCATTCATGCGTCCTAACAGAAAAGGCTGGCATATGAATGCTATTTTGCCAGGTACTAATTATGATGAAACTATTGATATCTGTGTTGCTATTGATATGTCAGGATCGATCGGCGATGATCAAGCTAGAGATTTCTTAAGTGAGATTAAAGGCATTATGCAAGAGTATCAAGAGTTTAATATTAAACTGTGGTGCTTTGATACACAAGTATATAACGAAGCTGATTTCAATGCTTACACTATTACAGAGTTTGACCAGTATCAGCCAAAAGGAGGTGGCGGCACAGACTTTGATGCTAACTGGGAATACATGAAAGAACATGATATTCAACCTAAAAAGTTTATTATGTTTACTGACGGTTACCCATTTGGTAGTTGGGGTGATGAAGCTTACTGCGACACAGTGTTTATCATACATGGCAATAATACAATTGTTCCACCATGGGG